GGGTGCTGCTGCTGTCGCAATTACGCCTCAACCATTAGGCGATAAAGATAAAAAGAAAAAACTTTATGATGGTCGTACTAAAGAAGGTCGGAAGTTTGTCGAGCGTATTAATGCTAAGAAGGCTGCACGAGAAGCAAAGAAGAATACTCAAGAAGTTAAAGAATCTAATATCCAAGAAGCAAGTAAAGATATCGGTACAAGCAAAGGTGGTATCACTGTTGTTGATATTGGCCGTGGTGAAATTCAACTTCAAGGTAAGTTTGGATTAATGGTTACTATAAAGAAAAGCGATATGACTGAAGTTATTAAACTAATGAAATTAGGTAATCTTAAGTAAATGCTCAGCAAAGTATTGATTGGAATATTATTATCGTTTGGTATTGTTGGTTATTTTTATTATAGTACCACACAAAACCAACTGATTGAACTACGTGATTTAAATAAAGCATATGAGTTAAAGATTGAGACTCAAGATGATGCAATTAATACTATGCAACAATCTTATGAGTTACAAGGTGAAGCTCTAAACGAATTATCTTTAAAGAATCAAGAGATTCAATCAGAGATGAATCGTTACTTAGATATATTTAAGAGACATAACCTTGCAAAACTAGCCGCAGCTAAACCTGGCTTAATTGAGAAAAGAGTGAATGGAGCAACCAAAGATGTATTTGACTCGCTTGAAAATGACAGCAGTTTTGATGTCAGTCCTACTACTGAGTAGCTGNGCATTAATGACNAAACCTCCTCGCGAGGTAGAAATAAAAACAGTACCAATAAAGATTAAAATTACTCAGCCTGTATTACCACGAAAGATTGATTTAAAAGAACCAAAATGGTACGTCGTATCAGAAAAGAATTTAGATGAATTCCTTGTAAGTATTGAAAAGGAATCTAGTACATTAGTATTCTTCGCTATGTCTCCAGGTGACTATGAACTCATGGCATATAATCTTCAAGAGATTAAACGTTATGTCAAAGAATTAAAACAAGTTGTAGTCTACTATAAGAAAGTAACTACTATAGAGGAAGAAGAAAATGGCAGTCCCGAAAACCCTTAGTGAAAAAGCATCAATAGCAGCACGTCTAGCGTCATGGTCATACATGGATGATGCTGAAAGCAGAAATAAATTAATTAGCACAGAAATCTATAAGAAAGCTACATCAAAGCTCATTTCAATCAATAGCGCTGAATGTTTAATTACTAAGCTAGATAGTCAATTATGGATTGCATTTAGAGGTACTCAACCGAATCAATTAAACGATCTTAAAGCTGATCTAAATATGTTTAAAGAAAAATCTGAATCTGCTGGTATGGTTCATGGTGGCTTTAAAGAAGAAGTCGATGAGCTATGGGAAGAAGTCGTTAAGGTATTAAACCATAATGGTAAACTTGCTATTCCTCGTGATGTATATTTTTGTGGTCATTCTCTTGGTGGAGCTATGGCAACCATTGCAGCATCTCGTTATACATTAGCTAAAGGTTTGTTTACGTTTGGTTCTCCTCGCGTTGGTGGTAAACAGTTTGTTAATACATGTTGTGTTCCTCATTATCGCTTTGTAAATAACAATGATCTAGTCGCTAAAGTACCACCTTCTATCCTTGGTTTTAAACATGATGGTTGTGAGATGTACTTCAGTAGTAAAGAATCATTAGTGTTAGGTAATACATTTTGGCAAGACTTTGCCGATCTCTTTAAAGGTTTAATCTCATCTTGGGCTAAGTTAAAATTCTTTGATGGATTAACAGATCACGGTATGGATGGTTATATATATCTAGTGGATAAAAATAAAGAGGAAATTGATAAATGTCGTGGTTAACCATTCTTGCACTTAAGTCAATGCTATCGTCAGTAATCGGTAGCTCATTCTATAACTGGTTCCAAGGCACTAAGCTTGGAATCTGGTTTCAGCAGTATGTCAACAATACTATGCAGTATCTGGCTGACAAATACGATTTAGAACTTGCAAAGAAAGATTCTAAGTTTCGTAAACAATATCCCTTGATCCTCGCACGACTTGAAGAACTTGAAAAGAAAGTAAAATAACTGTTTACTTTTGACCCCTGGTATGATATAATATACCTTCTAATTTATTAACAGGATTAACTTATGTCTTTTAACGTTACTAAAAGAGATGGCTATACTCAGCCATTTGACCTAGAAAAGGTACACCAAGTACTGGAATGGGCAACTGAAGGCATTACTGGTGTCTCCGTATCTGAGATAGAACTCAAAGCAAACATACAACTATATAACAATATTCCAGCATATGACATTCATGAGCTTCTTATTAAGAGTGCTGCTGAACATATCACCGAATCAACTCCAAACTATCAATACGTAGCAGCTCGATTAATTAACTATAAGATTCGTAAAGAAGTCTATGGTAAATATGAACCTTGCTCTTTATATAAACTTGTCACTGATAACGTTAAACATGATGTATATGATGCAGGCATCTTAGATAAGTATACTGTTGAAGAGTTTGATGATCTAAATCTCTATATTAAACATAACAGAGATAATGATTTTACGTATGCTGGTATGGAACAATTTCGTGGTAAATATCTAGTACAAAACAGACGTACCGGTGAATTATTTGAGTCACCACAAATGCTTTATATGATGGTGTCTATGACTCTATTTGGTGAGTACGATCAATCAACAAGAATAAAATACGTTAAGGATTATTATGATGCAATTTCTCAGTTCTATATTTCACTCCCTACACCTATCATGGCTGGAGTCCGAACTTCCACTAGGCAATTTTCCAGTTGCGTTCTTATCGAATCCGGCGATAGTCTCGATTCTATTAACGCTACTGCTACGAGCATTGTAAAATATATCTCTAAGAAAGCTGGTATTGGTATCGGTGCTGGTTCTATTCGAGCTGCCGGAGCAAGTGTAGGTGATGGTTCTATTGTACATACAGGTCTCATTCCATTTTTAAAATATTTTCAGTCTGCTGTTAAGTCATGTAGCCAAGGCGGTGTCCGAGGTGGAGCCGCTACGGTATACTTACCATTATGGCATTATGAGTTTGAAGACTTAGTCGTATTAAAGAATAATAAAGGTACTGAAGAGAATCGCGTACGTCATATGGATTATACCTTCCAAATGAATAAACTTATGTATGAGCGTTTATTAACTGGTGGTAACATTACGTTCTTTGATCCACATGATGTTCCTGGTCTATATGAATCATTCTTTTCAGATCAAGATAAGTTTAAAGCTATATATGAAGAGTATGAAAGAAAGACTTCTATTCGTAAAAAGACTATGCCTGCACTTGATGTATTCCAAAGTCTTCTAAGTGAACGTAAAGATACTGGTAGAGTATACGTAATGAATGTTGATCATGCAAACGAGCATGGCGCATTTCATCCAAAGGTTGCTCCTATTCGTATGAGTAATCTTTGTTGCGAAATAGATTTACCAACTAAACCATTACAATCAGCTGATGATCCTAATGGTGAAATTAGTCTATGTACTCTATCAGCAATCAACTGGGGTCTTATTAATGATCCATCAGAGTTTGAAAAGTATTGTACGTTATCAGTGAGAGCACTTGATGCCTTATTAGATTACCAAGATTATCCAATTGAAGCTGCATATCGATCAACAATGAATCGTAGACCATTAGGCATTGGTATCATTAACCTTGCATACTTCCTTGCTAAGCGTGGATTAAAGTATGATGATGGCGCATTCGATACAGTTGATGAATATGCCGAAGCATGGTCATATTATCTTATTAAAGCATCTGCTGACTTAGCTTCTGAGAAAGGTAAAATCAATAAAAATTATGAGACTAAATATGGCAGTGGAATCCTTCCAATTGATACATATAAGGAAGCAGTAGATAATTTAGTTAAGCCTAACGAAAGAATGCCATGGCAGAGTTTACGTGAACAGCTTCAAGATAGTGGTATACGTAACTCAACACTTATGGCTCTTATGCCAGCTGAGACTTCAGCACAAATAAGTAATAGTACTAATGGTATTGAACCACCAAGAGCATTAGTATCATACAAGCAATCAAAGGATGGTGTTATGGCTCAGGTTGTTCCTGGCATTCATCATTTAAAGAACAAGTACGATTTGTTATGGGATCAAGAATCACCTGATGGTTATTTAAAAATCTGTGCAATTCTACAGAAGTATATTGATCAAGGGATTAGTGTGAATACCTCTTATAATCCTCAGTTCTTTGAAGATAATAAAGTACCTATGTCAGAGATGGTAACTGATCTTGTGACTGCTTACAAGTATGGACTAAAACAATTATATTATTTCAACACCCATGATGGTGCTGGAGATAATTCAGACGAAGAAGATTGCGAGAGCTGTAAAATATGAAAAAAAGCACCAAGTCACATTTAGATAAAATGATGTTCTTAGACGAATCAGTAGATATCGCTCGATACGATACGGTTAAATACCCTAACATTGATAAGATTACAGATAAGCAACTTGGTTTCTTTTGGAGACCAGAAGAAGTTGATGTGTCAAAGGATAAGAAAGACTTTGATGCATTAGACGAACATGAGCAACATATCTTTACAAGTAATTTAAAGCGACAAATTCTATTAGATTCAGTTCAAGGTAGAGAACCATTAGATGCATTCTTGCCTATATGTTCACTCCCTGAAGTAGAGAACTGGATTACTACATGGGCATTCTTTGAAACAATCCATTCGCGTTCTTATACGCATATCATTCGTAATATCTATCCAGATCCTTCAATTGTATTTGATGAGATTATGAATAACTCTGAGATCATGGACTGTGCAAAAGATATAAGTAAATACTATGATGATTTAATTGAGGCAAATGTACACAACGATCCTGAGTACAGACACCCAGAAGATTTATATGATCATAAGAAAAGAATATGGTTGGCTCTTATGTGTGCTAACGCTTTGGAAGGTATAAGGTTCTATGTATCGTTTGCATGCTCATGGGCATTTGCAGAATTAAAGAAGATGGAAGGTAACGCAAAGATTATCAAGTTTATCGCAAGAGATGAGAACGTTCATCTTGCTGGCAGTACAGTAATGATTAAGAGCCTATTAAAAGAAGACCCTGATTATACAAAGATTCAAGCTGAATTGGCTGATGAAGTAGAAAAGTTATTCGTAGGTGTAGTAGAACAAGAAAAGCAATGGGCTAATTATCTATTTAAAAATGGATCAATGATTGGTCTTAATGAAAAATTATTATGTGATTATGTTGAATGGATTGGCACAAAGAGAATGAGAGCTTTGGGTATTCATTCACCGTATCATGTACCAAAAACAAACCCTCTGCCATGGACTGAAAAGTGGATTGGCGGTGGCAATGTACAGGTAGCACCACAAGAAACAGAGATCACATCTTATGTTACGGGTGGAGTTAAGAAAGATGTTACTGGTAGTACACTAGCCGCACTGAGCTTATAGGAGATATAATGATTGAAGTAATAGTATACGGAAAAGAATCATGCCCGCAGTGTGTCACTGCAAAGAATCTAATGGAACAGATTAAAACTGCTAGTTGTGTGTATAAGAAATTAGGTGTAGACTTTACAAGGGAAGAATTATTCGCAATATTTCCAGATGCAAAGACATTTCCACAGATTAAAATTAATGGTGAACTTGGATCTCTACAGGAGCTGCAATCTTTGGCTAAGGCTCAAGTATGAGTGTTAAACAAATAGATTGTCCTATGTGTTATAATAAATCACGTGTATCATGTGAAGAAGATGATCCTAAGTTTTGTCCTATATGTGGTGAACCAATCGAAGATCATATTGAAGAGCTTGACTTTGATGATTAGTATATATAATACATGTGGTTATATAATGATAAAGAATATGTTCCTCCTCAAGACTTTAGTTCTGACGACTATTACGGGTTTGTGTATCTCATAACGAATGAGCAAACTGGTAAGATGTATGTTGGTAAGAAGTTCTTTTGGTTTAAGAAAACCTTAGGGATTACTAAGACCAGAAAGAGAAGGAAGAAAACTTTAGTTGAATCGGATTGGAAGACTTATTTTGGTTCATCTAATTCACTTAATGAAGATATTAATAAAGATGGCTCTAGTCATTTTAAAAGAGAGATCATTCACTTGTGTAAAACCAAAGGAGAATGTGCATACATGGAAGCCAAGGAGCAGTTTGACAGGGATGTCCTTTTGACTGATGACTACTATAATGGCTTCATAGGATGTAAGATTGGTGCACCATCAGTAAAAAACTTAAAAAAGTAGTTTACATTTGCGCAAAAGTATGATATAATATGTATATTAAATTATGAATAGTAAAGGTTAACGTTATGTCGAACGTAATACAATTCCCCACCTCAGAACGATTAAAGCAAGTCATCGATGAAAAGATCGATCATGTCATCCAAGAAGAAGATCGTGTCGAAATTCAAAAAGAAGAATGTGTCGAACTAGCACAATATTGTTTTCAACTCATGGATCAAGCTATACGCGGTAATGAATTTATCGATGGCTTTGAAGACATGGATTTTACCAACCCAGATAAATCTGAAATGAGAGACATGTCAGCAGTTGTTAATATGCTTGCTGGAACATTCTATCGCTATAAGGGTATGGAACATCCATTCCAAGAAGACCTAGATAATGCTAACAGTAAATTAGATGAGCTCATGGGTGAGTTTGATGATGCTGAATTTGATGCTGAGTTGGAAGAGCTAGGTAAAGAACTAAAAGAATTATTAACTGAAAAGAGTGACGAAAATGATATTGATTGATTATAATCAAATTGCACTATCGAACATTATAGTACAAAAACTAAATGATGAACAGATGATACGACATATGATACTTAACAGTATTCGTATGTACAATAAAAAGTATCGTGAAAAGTATGGTCAAATGGTTATATGTTGTGATGGTATGAATACATGGAGAAAGGAATACTTTCCTCAATATAAAGCTAGCCGTAAAAAAAGTAGAGATGAACAGTCTGATACTGATTGGCCTGAAATCTTTCGTATTTTAAATCTAGTACGAGATGAGATTAAAGAGAATCTACCTTATAAGGTTATTCATCTAGAAGGCTGTGAAGCTGATGATGTCATTGGTGCTCTTACTTTAGAAGCTCAAGAATTCGGTAAAGGTGAACCAATTAAAATCATCTCATCCGATAAAGACTTTATTCAACTACATCGCTTTAATGATGTATCACAATTTAGTCCTATGCAAAAGAAAGAAGTAACTGATAAGAATCCACATATCTATCGTTTTAATCATATTATGAAAGGTGATAAAGGTGATGGTATTCCTAACGTCAAGTCAGGAGATAATGTATTCGTTGATTCTGTAAGACAGACTCCAGTGAGTGCTAAGCAACTTGAAGAGTGGTTGGATAATGCAGAGAACTTAAAAGATGTATTAAGTGAAGAGTTATATCGTAATTATCAACGTAATAAGACTCTGATCGATTTAAGCGAAATACCTAAACCAGTGTATGAAAAGATTATAAATACTTTTGATAACACTAAAAAGCCAATGCAAATGAAAGTGTTGAATTATTTAATTAAAAAGCGATGCAATTTACTGATTGAATGTGTCGAGGAGTTTTATAACAATGGATAACGAAGTACAACTACATGAATTCTTTGAGAAATTAGCTAAGATTAAAACAGCTGTAAAGAAAAAAGAATTCTTATTAGAGAACGAATCACGTCAACTTAAGACCTTTCTTAAAGGTGCGTTTGACAAATCTCTCGAATTTAATTTACCTAAGGGTTCACCTCCTTATACTCCTAATAAAGAATCTAAGCTAGGCTTTGGTTCGGTGTCTAGTGAGTATCGATACTTTGCAAAAGGATATGAAGGTGATGCTTTACAAGCAAGCGTTAGGGAACTTAAGTTCATCAAAGTTTTGGAGAAAGTAACTCCAGAAGAAGCAGAACTATTAATATTAATGAAAGATAAGAAGTTGACTGGAAAATATAAAGGAGTAACATTAAAATTAGTCTCCGACGCATTCCCAACTCTTATTCAAAAGTGATCTATTAACCAACTGTAAAAAGGAGGATCCGAACTTAAATACCTATATCATGATCAAATTAATCTATATGGAGAAATCGTATATGAGGTTACAAGAGATCGAGCGGTTGAAGAAAGATAGGAACAAAGCAACATACTATCGAGAACGGCTGTTGAAAAAGGGAAAGTCAGATAAAGCATTTAAGATGCAAAAGAAGATCGATTATCTGGATGAGTATATTGACCAATTAAGGTATGCGTCATAAGTAAGGAGGTGGTAAAATCTAGAGTAGTCCCTTTATGATAAATAATGTCATAAAGGGGTTTACTTTTCATTAGAACTGTGGTATAATATACATTATGAATATATTCTTTTTAAACAAATCACCAATAAAATCCGCTGAACAGCATTGCGATAAACATGTCGTAAAGATGATTATCGAAGCTGCTCAAATGTTATCAACCACACATCGTGTTCTCGATGGTACTGAATATCAAGATAGGACAAAGAATGGCCGTCGTATCAAACGTTGGCGCTTAGAAGAGAATAATGATTTATTCTATAAAGGTGTACACGTAAATCATCCGTCTACTATATGGACAAGGCAATCAAAACAAAACTACAATTGGCATTATAAATTATTCGTTGCATTATGTGATGAGTATACTTATCGCTATGGTAAAATCCATGAGACCGATCGTAAGTTAAGAAAGTTACTTAAAGCTTCACCAAGTAATATCGATGATGTTGGTCTCACTGAATTTCCACAGTGTATGCCAGACTATTGTAAACATAAAGATCCAGTTATAGCTTATCGTAATTACTACAAGAATGAAAAGAAAGACTTTGCAGTATGGACAACCCGTCAAACACCAACTTGGTTTTTAGAAACTGAACAAAAAGGACTATATCAACTACCATGATTTACACATTTAAAAATAACGATACTGGTGAAGTATTCGAAAAGCATATGCGTATGGCTGAACAAAAACCATACCTTGAAGAGAATCCAAACATGTCTTTGGTGATCACTCCTTCTAAAATAATAGGTGGCCATAAAAGTACCATCAGCCAATGCTCTGATGGATTCAATGATGTACTCAAAAATATTAAAAAAGGATCTGATCCTAAACTTTGTACAATAGAGACTAAATAATGAATAAACCTCAACGCCTACGTTTAGAACATTTAAAAACATTAGAGCCAGCTACGTCGACTCAAGAAGAAGTATTTAAAGCTTACAGCGATGGACAAAATTTAAGTATCTCTGGTGCTGCAGGAACAGGCAAAACTTTTATATCTTTATATCTAGCTTTAGTTGATGTAATGGATAAAGAAACACCTTATGAAAGAGTGATTATTGTTCGTTCAGCAGTACCTACAAGAGATATGGGATTCTTGCCAGGAAGCCAAGATGAAAAGGAAGCTGCTTACACTGCACCGTATCAAGTAATCGTTAATGATTTATTCGATGATGGTGATGCATGGAATAAACTTATTCAGTTAAAGACTGTAGAGTTTATGACTACATCATACCTACGTGGACAAACATTTAATAATGCCATCGTAATTGTTGATGAATCACAGAACTGTAACTACCATGAGCTATGTTCTATTATAACTCGTATCGGCCGTGATGCTAAGTTTGTAATGTGTGGTGATTACTATCAATCAGACTTTACAAAGAATACCGAAAAAGAAGGCATTAACCAATTCATTAAGATACTATCGCATATGACATCATTTGATATTATCGAATTTGGATTTGAAGACATCGTTCGTAGTGGTCTCGTAAGAGATTTTATAATGACAAAAGAATTAGTTGATAGAGGTAAGTTAAATTTACCAGTATCAATGGCAGGGGTAAGTTATGAGTAAGTGGAAAGATTACGAAGATACTAGAAACTATGATGCTGAAGCAATTGGCATGGTTAGACCTTTAAGTGACGGGCAATGCTATAGTCTATATGATATCGTATTAAGAAAGCTTAAGATGTCTAACAGTCCTTCGAGAGATAAAGAACTACAGGCCGTGAGAATGGCAATTAAAGCCAGAAGAGATTTAGACATGTATAGACTCAGATCAATCGAGACTGGATTCAGAGGAAACATGGCTCAAGATGCTAGACCTAAGGATGGACAAACCGACGTTAATAGGAAGAAAGTATAATATGAGTATCAAGGGGTTGTTTGACTATATTGAAGTTTATGAGAATGTCATTTCTAAGCAAACGTGTGATCACTTTATTTCGTTATACGATTCATCAAAAGCTAAGCATATGAAAACCCCAGCATATGACTTTGGCGAAATCAATATGTTTGAATCAGCAAAGTTTAAAGAATACACTTCACAAATATCTCAGCTTATGAGTGGCATATATCAGAGATATTCTTCTCAGTATGAATTCTTTCCACAAACTAGTGCATTCGAACAACCACGAATTAAACGTTACGAACCTAATGAAGGTATATTTGATTGGCACTGTGACGCTACTACAAAAGAGACAAATAAAAGAATCCTTGTAATGTTCTTCTATTTAAACGATGTAGAAGAAGGTGGCGAAACACAGTTTAAAGATATGTCAGTAAAGCCTAAAGCCGGATCAGTCGTATGCTTTCCTCCCACGTGGCAATATCCTCATAAGGGTTGTACTCCAATCTCAGGTCCAAAGTACGTCATATCCAGTTATGTACAGATATAACTAAAAGTTATAAGCCTTATAACAAAATAATCTAAATAAAGTGAAAATAACTGTTTACAACTGCCTCTGCGTGTGATATAATAATCTTATAAATTAATCAAACAGGACCTATATTATGACTACACGATTTTTGGACAATAAACACGTTTGGACAGAAGATGAATGGAACGACTTTGATGGTCAGATTAAAGAGTTACGTCGTACAGCAATTGCTGACTATAAAGCTTTATGTGACAGCCGAGAACGTGGTGAATTTAATGATGATGAGTTCTATGAAGAGCGATTAAAAGAATACGCTGATAATTTTACGATCAATACACGTGGTAGAAAATACGTTAAGTTGATCAACAAAGGAAGTGTATGGGGATTTGTTGTTAAAGAAGATGGTGACAAATTCAAACGTGGTGATATTCTTAAACCTGCATCATGGGCTGCACCAGCCACTAACAAGGCTCGTGGTAATATCTTCGAAGAATATACTGTACAATGGACAGGACCTTTATATCTATGAAACTAATTGATGGCTCAGTTGTTGCTTTAAAAGAAATTACAAAGTGGACTGAATGTGAATATAACCAACCTAATCATACTTACTTCTTAAATGCTAAGGGTAAGTTGGTTGGTTATAAACTGCCTGGTGCTGATACTGTAATCACATTAAAGAATGCAATGAAATTTGATAAAGCACGAAGAAAATTCATAACACTTAAGGTAACAAATTAATATGACATTTAAACATAACCCTATTGATCTTGGTTATAAAGATCTTACATGCGAGACGAAAACTTCAGGTCGTAAATACGTTGCTCCTGATGGTAAAGATTATCCATCAGTCACGACCGTACTTAAACATCTAAGTGAAGATTCTATTCGTGCATGGCGAGCGCGGGTCGGCGAAGAAGAGGCTAATAAGGTTTCGACCCGCGCTTCAAAGAGGGGTACATCAGTTCATACAATGCTTGAAAAGTATGTGAACAATGATGAAGACTATAAAGATGGAGTCATGCCTGATATATTGGCCACGGCTTCATCTGTGTTTAAAACCCTTGAAGAGAATGTTGATGAAGTATGGGGTCAAGAATTGGCTCTTTATTCTGATCATCTCAACATGGCAGGTCGTGTCGATCTAGTTGGTGTATGGAATGGTGTCCCATCTATTATTGACTATAAGACATCAAGGCGATTAAAGAAAAAAGAATACATTACTGGCTACTTCTTACAGTGTACAGCTTATGCCATTATGATCGAAGAACGTACAGGAATCCCTGTGCCACAGATTGTAATCGTTATTGCTGGCGATGAAGGCGAACAAGTATTTATCGAGAAACGTGATAATTGGACTAAACAGTTACGTGATGCGATTAATGAATATCAACGAAGACAATTCTTTGGAACTAAATAAATGAATGAAAATATAATATTAGTAGATTGTGATGGAGTACTATGTGATTGGGAATATGCTTTCACCCAGTGGATGCATAAACAAGGTATATATACAAAAAAAGCAAATGAGTATGATGTTGCTACTAAATTCGATATTGAATTTTATCAGGCTAAGCCATTAGTCAAACAGTTTAATGAGTCGGCAAACATTGCATTCCTACCACCTCTTAGAGATGTTGTACACTATATGAAGAAGCTTAATACAATGCATGGTTATAGATTCCATTGCATAACTTCTTTAAGTGATAATAAGTATGCTCAAAGACTACGATATCAGAACCTTGATTTTCTCTTTGGTCGTGAGATCTGGGATGAAGTAATTTGCTTACCTTGTGGTGCTGATAAAGATAAGGTATTAGAAAAATACAAAGATTCTGGTTGTTATTGGATTGAGGACAAACCTGAGAATGCTGAAGTCGGTGCTGCACTTGGCCTTAGATCTATACTCGTTGGTCATGGTCACAATGCGAATTATAATGGAGATATTCCACGATATTCTAAATGGAAAGACATCTATAAACATATCGTTGGCGAAGAATAACTATATATAATAAACCTAAACAACTTTTAACGTGGAGTAACTTAAATGACTAGTGATCAACAACCGGCTTATTCGTTTATTCAATATCCATACGGCGAAGAAGATCTTATCGCAAATAAAAAAGTACAGATTGATATACTATCAAAGGATGTTTCTTTACCAGAGCTACTTGATTCGATGGAAGGATTTATTAAAGCTTCTGGATTTGTAATCAATAGTAATCAAAGATTGGATGTAATCGAAGAAGATAGTCCATGGCAAACAGTAGAACAAAACAATGAATGTATGTCATGCAAATTAGACCTGCATTCACTTGAACAAGAATTACTATGCTATGTGAGATATATTGCTGAGAATACAACAGGTGGGTCAGCAGAGAATGCAATGCAACAACGTGATGAGTTTATAACATATGCTCATAAAATATTAGCAATGATTGGAGAAGAAATATAATGAAATTATTAGGCAAAAATGTATTATTAGCTGAAGTATCAAAGGATGTAAAAACTGCAGGTGGTATTATCCTTACAGGTGAAGTATCGAAAGCAGTAAAGCCAGGACTTGTATTAGCAATTGGAGATTTAGTAGTCGATATCCCTGTAGGTAGCCGAGTCTATGTTGCATGGGATGGCGCTATGCCAATTGACTATAAAGGTGATCGTGCGTGTATCGTTACTTCTGATAAGATTAAAGCGGTATTAGGAGATGATGGGGAATGAGTGCAACGCATGGTGGCAAAGGTAGTAAGCAACGTAAGACTGACTCAAAGAAGTTCAGCGATAACTATGATGCTATCTTTGGCAAGAAAGATCCTGTGAAGAAGAATATGGATAAGTTCCATAAGCCTGCTACGCATATCGATAAGAAGAAAGAAGAAAAGAAAGATCCACACTTTAGGAAGGAATGGCATGAAAGATCTTAGTAAATCAAGAAAGTTTTGGAATACGTTAACAGATTTTAAAAATGTAATTGAGGCAAGTAACACTAAAGAAAAAGTTAAATACTTTGATGGTCATAAGCTTATAACGAATAAGTTTGAGTACACAATGTGTGATCGAGAGATCTTTAAAACTAAATTGAAATAGGAAAATTATTATGATATGGGATAAAGGAAACATTGCTTTACTTATAGGTGCCCTTGTGGTATTAACAGTGACTGTTCCACACTTAGTCGTATGGCTTTTACAATATGTTTAACAACAAAGGCACTATCGCTTTATTATTATCAGGCTGTGTGGTTTTAACATTAACACTACCTCATTTATTTGTCAACGAGAGTCATGCAAAAGATTTTTATCCAGTTGATACATTGAATATGAGTGGACAACAAAGCGAGTATGATTGTTTAGTTGAAGCAATCTATTATGAAGCAGGTAATCAACCATTCGTTGGTAAGGTTGCCGTAGCTCAAGTTGTAGTGAATAGAGTCAACTCAAGACATCATCCAGATACGGTATGTGATGTTGTACATGAAGGTCCTATAAGTCAATGGTGGTGGGATAACCATCGCAAGGTAGTTCCAATCAAACACAAATGTCAATTCTCGTATTACTGTGATGGTAAAGATGAAGAAGCATATGAGAGTAAGAGCTGGAGTGATAGTGAACATGCTGCTCTTTTAGTCTTACGTAACACTATATTAAAGGATGTTACAAGTGGAGCTACTCATTATCATGCTGACTATGTATCTCCATGGTGGGCAAAGAAAATGATTCGAACTGTAACAATTGAAAATCATTTATTTTTTAAACGTTAAGGAGTATAAATAAAACTATGTCAGACTTATTAGATTTCGATTTCGGTTTTACAGCAGTAGACGAAGACGAGTTAGAAGCAGTACAACAAGCACAATCGGATCTAACTGATCTGAATCACACAGCGGAGGATGCACAAGTCAAACTAGACAAATTGTATAATGCTATATTGCCATTATTAAGCAACCTTAAAAAGAACCCAGAAAAAGATTATATCCATTGGCCGAATCGTACTGATAAGGTTGAAGCATTTGAAGATATGATCTCAAAAATTATACGATAGGAGTTATAATGAAATTAAGTAAGAACTTTAGCTTGGCTGAATTCACAAAGAGCCAAACAGCAGAACGTAAAGGAATTGATAATACTCCTAACGAAGAACACATGGCAGCAGCGGTAGAATTATTCGAGAAGGTAGTACAACCGGTGCGAGATCATTTTGGTCCTACTGTATTGAATAGCGGATATCGTGGTCCCGAGTTAAATGAAGCAGTTGGTGGTAGTTCTAAATCACAACACTGTAAAGGTCAAGCAGCAGATATTGAAGTACCAGGCGTTCCTAATGCTGAACTAGCAGAATGGATTAAAGAGAACTGTGACTTTGATCAACTCATTCTTGAATTCTACACTCCAGGCATTCCTGATAGTGGCTGGGTTCATGTATCATACGTTAACGAAGAAGACAACCGTAAGAGTATCCTTACAGCTTCTCGTATCGACGGCAAAACACAATACAGCGTTGGATTAAACGCTTAAGGAGAAAAGAAAATGTCAACAATAACTTTAAAAGGTACTTCGTACGAAACTCTAAATACAGCAAGTAATATGGGTCTTGCTAGTGAAGTTCAGGTATATAACACTACAGCCGCTGCAATTCTTTTGACCGTAGCAAGTGTAGGCACAACAACACCAACATTTCCAGGCACAATTAAAGTTGGTACAAAACAAAGTGTTATTATTAGGAAAGGCCCTACTGATACTATTGCTGGCGGAACTGCTGGTCAATTAGTCGCGACTGCAGTCAGTGTCGGTGGCTAAAAAATATACACTAATCTAATAATCATTTTGTATAAATATAAATGTAAAACGATGTAAAGGATTGAAATGAAGAGATTTTTTATTATTACTTTGTTATTTCTTTGTAATGCAGTAATGTCTCAGGACACCGATAGTGGAAACACAAGTAATCAAGCCGGTGATTTGAACACGAACCAACAAGGTGCAACGGTAGATAGTAATAATGAAACTAATACTAATACTAATCAATATAATGGCGCAGGGAGTGCAAGCCAGATTCCAGTTGCGACATCAACAGCTCCATCGCTGATGTCAACAGGACCAGATAGTTGTTTAAAATCTAAATCTGGTGGTATGCAATCAACCGTTATTGGTTTTAGTAAAGGTGATTATGTTCAAGACCCTGAGTGTAATAGACGAAAGGATTCAGTAGTCTTATACACTCTTAATATGAAAATTGCAGCCATCACTCGAATGTGTCAAAGTATCGATGTATGGGAAGCAATGTTACTATCAGGTACTCCTTGTCCGATTGTAGTAAATGGAAAAGTGATTGTTGGTAAGTCAGCATTCATTACTTTAAGAAGACACCCTGAGATTTTTATACCAAACTATAAGAAGCTCAAAAAGGCTAAGAAATTGTATTACCATACGATACTTGGCATAGGAGAAAATAATGGTACAAAAGTTCAAAGCAAAGAAACAAATACTGAGTCTGATAATAGCAAGTCTATCTCTGATCGTTACAGAACAGTCGATTGGTCAGATCTCCCATAGTGGTACATCAATTCAAAGTCTTACGTTTGGTAATCTAATCGATCCAGGCATCAATCCTTTACGACCTACTGGTGACTACACCGAAATTCAAGAGCTGATTAATACAGCTAGCTATATTAATACTCAAGTCAGTAATGCTCAAGCAAGTGTTATTGAAATGAGTATGATGACTCCTGGGACTGCGGCTGATGCAAATGAAGCAATCGTTCCAGTTGCTGGTAGAACAGATGCTCATAAGATCGACTTATTAGAAGCAGCTTATTATAACCAATCTATTTTAGATGTAGTTAACAATAACTATTATAGTGCAGAACACTTATTAGTGCAAAGCTATGAAGATAATAAAGATGAGATGGGTGCCGCTATCGATATGTTTACTGATGCCGCGGCAGAAATCAGTAAAGCTGAAGCTGTATTTACTGAAGCAATCAACGCTGAGACTGACGAAGAACGAGTTGAACTTCAAAACTACATACGGGCTAACGACGTACAGATTGATCAATCAACTGTGCAAACGTTTAACCAATCNCTNGATACTATTGAAGATAAAGCTCAAGCGGCTACGGCATCATTATTTGCGAGTCAAGACGCAGCAGCCCTCGCAATGATTAACTATGATAGTCAAGCAACACTATCCAATATAACCAATTCAACAGTGTCTTATGATGCATGGTCTGATCAAATGACCGTGACATGGGATAACGCAACTGATACTGTATTACAAGGTATGTTCTTTGGTAATGAAGGTGAAGTGAATTGGACGAAAGCAACAACCGAAGTCTATGATGGATTCTATGGAGATAATCCACCAGTATCTGTTAACGAGATGTATAGTGCTTATAGTTATGGTACAGGTGAATCATATGCAGAACAAGCACCAGGATATGATGTGAATGCGAAACTATACAATCCAACTCAATTGGCAATGGATGTTATAAACGTACAAAACAATTCAACAGGTGTAACACAATATAATAGCGAGAATGGAAATCTTGGTTATAACGGACCAGGCACTATGATTACTGGAGCTCAAGACGGAGCAAGCGACGGCAATCCTGGAGCATTTAATTCGGATCCAACATTCGCTGAACCAGAAATGCAAACAAGACCGTTGCCCGTCACTAACCCGCAACCATAATAGGAGTAGTATATGAGTCTTGAAGAAACAGAAGTTAACGTTGGCGGTGTAAAATTTAAAGGAGTTTATATCGCAATCATGGCATCAATCATTGGTACCATTAGTGGTGGTATCTGGGCAGTGTCAGAATTTTATTCACACGTAGGTGTCATTGATGATACCTTAGTTCAATTAGAAGAAACAGTAGAAGAGTTAAGTTCAACTCAAAGGGTAGACTTTAAAGAGTTAAGAGTAATCATTGAAGCTGAACAAATTAAACTTACTACGATTGAAACACGATTAGCAGACAATAATATAAGTCACTTACAAGGTAAGCTTGCTGAACTACAAACAATGCTTGATGGCATTGGTTCTCGTCAAGTTGAAGTACTTACTGAAGCAAAGGAATCAGAAATAAAAGTAGCTGACTTAGAAAAAGACTGGATTGAAGTTCGTAACGAATATAAAGCCATGGCTGATGCTCTTAAGAAATTTGAAGATCGTACAAATAAGTTTAAAACTGAATTAGATGATCTCTGGGAAGGTTTAGACGCTGCAACAAATCCTTTAAATTAATAGTTTACATTCACTTAAAACTATGTTATAATAGATTATATGATTAGACAAAATACGATTAAAAATAGCATAAAGTGTAAAGGTATAGGTTTACATTCTGGTAACAGCGTAAACCTTACTCTACATCCCGCCCCTGGAAACGAAGGCATAGTTTTCTATAGAACAGACGTCACACCACATGAAAGAATTGCTGCTCATGGTAACAATGTGGTTTCGACTGATCTCTCAACTACGATTGGCAATGGATCTAATAGACCAACCATATCGACTGTTGAACATCTGATGTCAGCCTTTAAAGGACTAGGCATTGATAATGCTTATGTTGAGGTTAATGGACCTGAAGTTCCAATCATGGACGGATCTGCTGCACCATTTGTATTCCTTATTCAATCAGCTGGTATATTAGAACAGTTAAAGTTTAAAAAATTAATTCGGATTAAGAAAACAATTACGATAAAAGATGGTGATAAGTTTATAAGAATAGAACCATACAATGGTTTTAAAATAGACTACAGTATAGATTTTGACCATCCTGTCTTTAAGGATAAACCCGCATTCATATCATTAGACTTTAAACACACCTCATATATTCAAGACATCTCTAGAGCCAGAACCTTTGGCTTCGTAGATCAAATAGAAGCACTCTTAAAGAAAGGATTGATCAAAGGTGGATCAACTAAGAATGCTATATTAATTGATGACTACCATATAGTTAACGAAGAAGGCCTACGATATACTGATGAGTTTGTACGACATAAGGCTTTGGATTGCTTAGGAGATATAGGCATGTTTGGAGCTTCAATGCTGGGTAAGATCACAGCTCATAAGAGTGGTCATGATTTAAACAATCGGTTAGTAAGAGCTCTCAACTCAGATTATTCTGCATGGGAAATTGTACATAATGGCTATAAAGAGATCAGAGGTCCTCAGAGGGCCGTGGCTTCATTTGGCTGATCTATTGGTAGGTATACTCATATCTAGCTAATAAATACCTTAGATATCACTCTAGGGCTTATATCAAAAAGTTATAAGAAATGATTTCTTATTCCAAAACAATCTAAATAAACCTCAAATAAAGGTTTACAATCGCAGCTGGTTATGTTATAATAACTATATAAATTAATAAAGGAGTTGAAATGAGAAGAGCACGAACTAGACCGGTCACTGGCGCAAAAAGGCTCGCAAACGTGGTAATAATTAAAACCCCTCCTAAGAATGAAAATGTAAATATTAACAAAAATAACCCTTTACAAATACCAAAAAAGATGGTATAATATATCCATAAATTAATCAAACAGGATTCTTATTATGATTCTTAATATTACAGGTTCAACTAAAACTACTAGAGCAATGGTCACATCTACCGCAGCATTTGGTATGATCGAACTTGGCTTACGCTCATTAAGTAGCTTAAAGATTAATATCAAATTGATCAATATGCCAGAAGGTAATTATGGTTTATGTTCAGCAAACGATGAAGACGATAAGCCATGGCAGCCAATGAGAAATTTTACCATTGATATTAACAAGAATATGGGCATCAGTATGATTGTTCGTACAGTACTTCATGAATTGGTACACGTTAAACAATTTGCTCGTGGTGAACTTGATACAAAAGTCAAAGGTATGAAATGGAAAACAGCTCACGTCACAGATGATGTGAAATACATGGATCTTCCATGGGAAAAAGAAGCATATAAGATGGAAGATAAATTAGCAGCTAAATTTTGGAGCGAGAACTTAATATGATAGACATATATAACGACTTCATTTCAGATCGAATTAAAAAAGCTTTGGTTAACGAAGCATTAATTGAAGATAACATTATACATGATGTGAAAGGTCCTCATTTAGATTTAGATGAAGACGAAGGTTATCTTTTGTCACTTAAGCGTACCATTAAAGTTATGGATAAGAATGGTACAACGTATAAAATAACTATTGAGGAAGACAATGATTAAATTACTACAAACTATTGTCGTGTGTTCAACTGTTATTATTATTGTAGGATTATTATTATGTTAGTATATAGAAAAAATATTATAAGCGGTAAGGTCAACATTATGTCTTTACCAGTAACACAAAAACAACTTGACATATACGAAAATACAAACGTTAATGTTCAAGATATTTTTCCTGATCTCGATGCAGATGAACGTGAGTTTCTTATCTCTGGCTTTATGCCTGGCGAATTTGAGCACCATGTTGATGGATTCGAATCAGAATTCGGACTTCTTACTGAAGAAGTAACTTCTAGTTATGTGAAAGGTGGCAAAAATGACTAAAGAAACTAAAAAGCAATATGAATATATCGACAACGTTAAAATGGCTGAACCGAGGAAACGTCCAGTAAGAACGAATTATTTAGAATTCATGGCAGTTGCCTCAGCGTACGCAGCATCAGTTGCATTCCTAATCATATATGGAAGGCTTTCAGAAATGACTTTTGAACATATGATGATCGCATGTATGTTTACCTTTCTTATGCAATTAAACGTGCAATTCTTAGGTACGGCTATTCGAAATCAAAGAAGTAAAGATCGTTGGTCTAAATGGGATGGTTCTTAGAATCATCTTTCTTATAACAAAACAGTCTAAAATAAACGTTTACAATATCATCTAGGTATGATATAATATACCTTATAAATTGATAATACAGGATCTATATTATGACACACAAAGTTGTTCTCATTACCAAAGCACAACGTTTACGTATGATCAAAAAAGCTCATAAGAACGTTCAGAAAAAAGCAAAGCTGCAAGATCGTATTGCTCTTAAAGATACTCGAGCACTCACTAAGTCTGTTAAAAAAGCAGGCCATCAAGCTCCTTCAAGTCTTGATGCTTTCTCTGAAAAGAACATGTACTATACTGAAAAAGAAGTTGATACATTCATTAAAGCTTCTCCAATGTATGAGGCATATCAAGCATCTCGAGATGATTACTCATGATGCATACCAATTCATTACGATATGATCATACAGGTCGTAAGCGTAAAACTAAAGCTTTAAACAAATGTAAGAAGCTTAAGCGTACCTTTAAAGAAATTGAAGTACGCTCAGTCCATCCTAACTATGAGGATCAGGTTCATTATAAGTCTGCTCCTCTCACACAACCTACTCAAACTATGCAAGATGATTCTTATAAGAAAGAGATCTCATCAAAGTATACTGTTTCTATCGCTTATAATAAAGGTACTTATCAAGTAGTGCCTAATAGTGATATCAAACATATCGGAAAATAATTGTTTACAAATCTTTAAAAGTATGATATAATAGATTTATTATTATAGGAGAGACATATATGTCAGCAGAATTAGATAAGAAGCGCGCTAAAGGTAGAGGTAATCGAAATACTATTGATGGCCAATACCATGGTTCGATGCCAGTGTACGACGCAAAAACTACACCAACAGATCCAAACGTTTATTGGAACGAATGGAGTAGCGCTGCAAATTGGTTTAACTATAAGTGTAAGCCAAAAGACTTTAAGTCATATGCTGTACGTTATGCTAAAGAATTCCTTAAAGTTTCTAAGGATGACTTAAAGAATCTTAAAAAAGTTTCTGATATTCGTTTTTTACCTATATCAAAACTTGTAGCAGTACACTTTACCGGATTTAATTATCGTAAAGCTGAACGTGAGATGCTTGAGATTCATGTACAAGATTTAATTGAACAAGGTAAGTTAATCGTTGATAAAGTCGTTAAAGTCGTTAAAGATGATAATATATCAAAGGTTGTAATATCGATTCAAGATCGTATGCGTACTAAAATGATGGAAACAATCTATAACGAATTTGATGAGACTGTAGTTGAAGGTTGGTTTGATAAAGACTTTAATACAAAGTTTGATGCTTATAATGCAATTAAACGCCATGACGTAAAAGGACCATCAGTAAAAATGTTTGCTGATAAGATCACACTATTATATACTGAACTTAATGATGCATACACTAAAGATTGTGAACAAGCAGTCGACGCGTATTCTCATTGGTCACGTCCTAATATTAAAAAGGCTATGAAACAATTAACTATAGTCTTAGATGATATTGAGAAAGCACAACTTGCAAATAAAGCTGTACGTAAGCCACGGGCTTCTAAACCTAAGGCCTCAGACAAACAAGTGGCTAAGCTTAATTACCTTAAGGATGATAATGAAAGTAAGCTAGCGTCCATCAGCCCTATTCAAATCCCAGGTGCTAAGGTCTTATACATCTACAATGTTAAACAAAAGAAAATAACAGAGTTTGTAACTGATCATGCTGATGGCTTTATGGTATCAGGGTCATCATTAAAGAACTTTGACGACAAATTAAGTAGATCATGTACGCTTCGTAAGCCTGATGATATACTACCACAAATTCTTAAGAAGACACAGAAGCAGATCGATAATGTCTTTAAGGGTCTCACCACGAAGGTCAGTGTACCAGCAGGCCGTATCAATAAGGATTGCATTATATTGAGGGTCATCAATTGAGTGAACTAAAAGACTATAAGATTATGACTAAGAAGAGATTTTCTTCAGCAGTCGAAATGTTAGTCGCAACAAAGAATCTAAGTTATATCGATGCTATTACACATATAGTTGAAGAACGTGGAATGGAATACAGTAACGTCAAACGGCTGTTATCCGATTCAATTAGACAGAAGCTAGAAGTAGAAGCATCAGAATTAAAATTAATTACAACAACACCCGGCAATAAACTACCATTATAGGAAAACACCATGAGCACAATTATTATTCCATCATCAGACGCAGATCGTAAAATCATCAAAGATGCAATGACTGAGTTATCTAACTCTATGGTTCGTATCGAGTCTGAAAAGAACTTCATCAAAGAAGCTATTGAAGAATTAAACGATAAAGTTGGTATCGATAAGAAGCATCTACGTAAGTTAGCTAACGTATACCATAAGCAAACTCTCGCTCAAGTCACTGGCGAAATGGAAGACTTGGAAGCATTATATGAATCATGTCTTAAGTAAGATGGATCCATTCGAGTCATACAAACTTTATAATGCACTCAAGCTTCATTTCGAAACAGACGGATATGATGCAGTAAAGTACCATTATAAAACTCGAGTTAATCCTCAGTCTTTCTTTAAACGGAGAGACAAGTATTTCTTTGCCAAGCTCGGTAAGAGTTATGGCAAGGATCTATTAAAGTATTATGTATCAAACTTTATACAGGACGTCAAGTATGTCGGTGATATGCTAGGCCTTGATGGAGAGACTAACTATAACGATATGGTTAAAGTCCATGAATCATTATCGTATAGGTTTAAAAGTGATATAAATATATTATCATCGATGGTCAACTCATTCGATGAAATGTTGGAGTGTAAAGATAACGAATACCCAGTAGTTATCAATGCATTCTTACAGCAAGAAATTTGTTTAGAAACTGTGGTCATACTAAATAAACTCACAAGGTTTATGGAGAAGGCAGATAAACAAATAACAGAGACAATCATGTGGCCTGATCTGTCTCGTAAAGTTCAGAAGTACGATCCATTTGTTTCGATTGACCGAGATAAGATGATAAAGATCGTAACAAAGTCCTTTACAAGTTAGTGATAATGTGTTATAATATACATTGCATTATGAATAAAGTGGATAATTCAGAAAATACAAAACATACATTGGAGAAAACAATATGTCTTTAAGTAATTTAAAATCTAGTCGTGGCTCGTCTATCGACAAACTCGTTCAAGCAGCAGAAGCTGTATCTCAAAAAGCAGAAACAAAATCATACGGTGATGACCGTTTTTGGAAGCCTACACGTGATAAAGCTGGTAATGGCTATGCAGTAATTCGTTTCCTTCCACCCAAGGAAGGCGAAGATTTACCATGGGCTCGTTATTGGGATCATGGCTTTCAAGGACCAACCGGTATGTGGTATATCGAAAACTCATTAACTTCTATTGGCCAAGATGATCCTGTTGGAGAAGCAAATGCAATCCTATGGAATACTGGTCGAGATGAAGATAAAGCTCTTGCTCGCGAACGCAAACGTCGTTTACACTATGTGTCAAATGTGCTTGTTGTATCAGATCCATCTAATCCACAAAATGAAGGTAAGGTATTCCTTTATAAGTTTGGTAAGAAGATCTTCGACAAGATCATGGACGTGATGCAGCCTCAATTCCAAGATGAAGATCCAGTTAACCCTTACGATTTCTGGGAAGGTGCTGACTTTAAGATCAAGATTCGTAAAGTTGAAGGTTGGGTAAACTATGATAAGTCGGAGTTTGGTAGTCAATCAGCTCTGTTTAACTCAGACGAAGAAAAGCTAGAAGCAGTATATGCTAAAGTTCATTCATTGGCTGATTTCACTAAGCCTGAAAACTACAAGACTTATGCTGAACTTAAAGCTAAGTTTAATAAGGTATTAGGTGTTGATGCTGGTCATGCAGCAGAAGCAGAACCTGTAGTAGCTCAGTCATATACTGAACCAACTATTCAGTCTGAATCTGCTCCGGTAGGTAATACTGCTGATGCTGATGAAGATGATACTCTATCATACTTTGCTAAGTTAGCTAACGAATCATAATAACAAGAACCATAGTAGTATCTTAGGAGTCCTTCGGGGCTCCTTTTTTTTAATTGTCCGTCCTAGTATTAAAACGCGTGCCAGCCGCTACAAATCCAGGTGTAACATTTACAGTATTATTATCGCCTGATCTAGATGAGTTATCAACAATCGTTTGTACTAATTCTCTATTTGCTGCTGTTAATTGAGCTGTTTGAATTGCCGAGGCTATATCAACAGATAATTGATTAAGATCAGCACCGTCCATTTTAACTGAAACTGTAAACGCTTCATTAAGTTGTTTAATATCTTCTACAAGTGATTTAACATTTAGATCTAAATCAGTGCCAGCATGTTCTGCTAGTTTAGCATAAGCTCTCGCAAATCGATTTATTGCTTTAGATCCATCATCAATAAGATCTTTGTTTTCACCAGCCTTCATTGCTAAAGCTACTGGACTCTTATCGCCGAATAAGAATGATGCAGCACCTGCGCCAAGAGAAGCCAAAGCATCAATACCTTTACCTATACCAAATGCTCCAATTGCTGCACCCATAACACCTAAGGATATTGCGGCATCAGCCACCTGTCCTGCTGTTGACGATTCGCCTATTGATAAGAGAGTATCAACATCACGTTTAATGTTTTCAGCAAAGTTACCTTTAGTACCCATATTAATAAATTCTGAAATACCTGCAGCGCTCTTACCAATACTGAATATAGTAAGACCTGTAGCGAGGCCAGCCATTGTACCAACAAATTGTGATGTACCACTTTCTCCTTTTTGAGCTCCAGGTAAATCATTAATAGACAAAAGAGTCATGACTTCAGATTTTATACCTTCAGCAAAGTTTGGATTTTTATCAGACATATGTGAAAAGGCTTCAGCTCCGGCTGATGCACCCTTACCTATAGCAAACATAGCTAAACCAGCACCAAGACCGGTCATTGCTAAACCGAACTTACCACCTTCTTTTAAGAAATCAACTCCCATCGCTTCAGCTTCAGGGGCAATACTTAAAAGAGTTAATACTTCTGATTTAATACCATCAGCAAATCCACCTTTCGAAAAATGATCTACTGCAGTCGCAACACCAGCACCAATGCTGAATACGGCTAAACCAGTACCAATACCAGTCATCGCAAGTGTGAATGCACCACCATCTTTTAAGAATGCTCCATTACCTCCAACAGCTTCGGTAATAGAAAGTAGAGATATTACGTTCTTTTTGATTTGATCTGTCCAACCATCTTCTTGGAATTTATCGACTGCGGCGGATGCCCCACTACCAATTGCAAAAGCTGCTAAACCAATACCTATACCAGCCATTGCAATACCAAGGGCTCCACCGTCTTTAAGTGTATTACTAGCACCACCCAACTCATCAACTATACCGACAAGATTTATAACATTATATTTAATCTTATCTGAATCCATGTCCTCAAGTTTACCAATAAGGAATGCACTTGAAGCAAAGACTGCAGCAATACCAGCCGCTGCTGCACCTACACCCATACCAGCACCACTCATAAACTTACCGATATTTGCTAATCCTGTTTTATTCTTCTTATCATTCTTAGCGTTTTCAGCACCAGTAGCTGTAGGTAACCCTTTAAGTGTATCACTAATGTCTTGAAAAAGCGCCATTTGTTCACGGCTTTTTTCAACGCTAGATAAACCATCGGCATTCATTCCTTCTACGAATGAACCCATATTGTCTGTTAGTCGCTCGTTTAAAGACAGTACACTTGATTGCATTTTCTTTATTTCTAATAAATGCTTACGAGTATTACGGCCGTCAGCTTCGATATTAGAAGTTGAGGCATTATTAGCCTGCATACTTTCAATGAGTTCTTGAAGTAACTTATTTTGCTTATTTGGTTTATTGGCCATGGGTCATACCTATTTCTTTTTCATTGCTTGTGTGCCAAAGAACGCCGCAACGATACCAGCAACAGCAACAAAGTATGTTGGTGCCATATCGCCTAATGTAGCTTGAGCTTGATCCAAACCTGCTAGAGATGCCAGTACTACAGCGAAGGGATAGAGCAACAAACCACCTAGTGCAAACCAGGTCATGTTTCTCTGCGCATCTCGCATAGCGTCTTGATCTTCAAGTTCTTTTCGTTTAAATTCAAGGTACATTGCTTCTTCTTCACTAGATACTTTACCATCACCATTAGTATCGGCTGGGTGAAATACTTTACCTTCTGACATTATTATCTCCTATTTTGTTGCTGTTGGATTCTATCGTTTTCTTCTTTAATATGCTCCTGTAATAATGTGATATATATTTGCCTTTCCCAAGGTATCATATCTTCCAATTCGGTCAAGCTATACTTATGGTGTTGCACTAATGTAAAATTGGTTTGATAAAAATTCACGAGTTGTTCGTGTGAAAGGCCTAGCCAAAAAAACTGTTTAGACCTTTCAATTCAATACTATTTTCATGTTCACATTTACTACATTTAAACTCTATATTATGTACTAACATTGGAGTTGATTCAAAAAATGCTTGTATCTTTTTAAACTGTGCTGAATTTAATCCGTCAATAAATTCATTAAGAGCTTCTTTCTTTTCGTCCTTAGCTGAATATACATTATCTGCATCAAATATATTTACAATACAGTTAGTAATTAATTCCATCATTCCTTCAACACTTTCTAATTTTCCTGCACTAATATCTGATATATCATTAACTGTAGGGTATTTAAGTTCTATTCCTATTGAAGTATCTAATTGAATAATGTTTGCACCCTGAACGTATTCACTTAGGTTAACTTCCTTTAAATTAACTGCAGCTGTATTATTCTCTTCACATTCACTACACTTAATGCTTAACTCAACTGTTTCTCCAACAGATATACTTCTTAATTCTAAAAATAGTTTCTCAATATCAAATACTGTCAATTCATCCATATCAATAATATCTTCGATACAAGATACGATTATATTTCTTACTGCAGTACTAATTTGCTGTGGATCATTTGATTCTAATGCGATCATTAAAATCTTTTCTTCCTTCACTAAATAAGGTCTCATTTGTAATTCTTGACCAGTTGAAGGTAACACAACACTGTACATTGGCACAGCCATCTTGGGTAAAGCCATAATATTCTCCTAATATTAAAATAATGATTTAATTATATTCAAGCCACTTGAAATTTTATTTGGTAATAGTCTATCAGGTATGGCCGATAGTAATCCACCGACTGTTCCTGATATAATATCTTTTTCTGTATATTTGTCATATGCAAACGTAATGGGTAATTTTAAATATGTATTTTCAGTACTGTTATCTAATTCAATTGATCCCATGGCAATTGGATACGCGTTAATTAATGTGATGGAATACGTTGGAACGTCGTCTTCACTTAAAGCTTGGATTGTGATATCAGCTTGATAGTCAGACTTATATCCAAGTGTGTATGAATCAGTATCAATTATACCTGACATCCATACATCGAATACTTCTTTCATAAAGAAATCATTCGTTAAAATAAACGACATTGATACATCTTCATCAATGAATCCATTTGGTATCTTTATTGTTTGTTTCTGAGCTGTATAATCTGTTGTTGCAATTTGTCGACCTGGTAGACTTACGCTTTCACATAAGAATGCAATATCCCTTGGATTATTAATAATATTCTTTAATGGATTTTCTTTTCGCGCTAATTTACCAACTATGTTATTTAAAGATAAATTTAATAAAGGCTGAGTAGGCGGAGTAAATATAACAAGGAATCTATTAGCTTTCGCTAATCCACCCTTTTTACTAATGATTGATTTTAGACTATCAATTGACATATATTATTTACCTGAGTATTGTTTGCGAGAATATCTCCAAACAGTTTCTTTCTTAACTTTAGCAAATTGTTCTACTGGTAAGAATATTGCTATTTCCCATTCAGTCATTGGAACTCTTACTGGTCTACCCTTTATTTGACTATTCAAATAATGTTTAAAACAAGGTTCAAACTCTTTAAACTTTTTAGTTGATTGTAGTAAATCATATCGTATTTTTAATTTACTCTTATCATTAATATTTTTTGGTGCAGTTTTCATAAGCTCATCTAAGAATCTTGCACGAACCAATGGCGGTAAGTAATGGAGATTTAATCCATANAATCCACCCGGTGCTGGTTCAATCATAATCACCATAGGGAACTTATCATAGTATGGTAATGTCTTCTTATGCTTAGGGTCATAGAAGTACATATACATACTACCAGATATTTGATTCGCTGATGATTGAAGCGCGTCATCCTTTAAAAGTTTACGAGGATTCACATCACCTAGTTCATTAACCTTTTTACGGAACCAATTCTTAGACTTATCAGTCCTTGCTTGTATTCCAGCTCTTTGAGCGCTTGCTTGTAGTGTATCAAATAGACTTGCCATATCTTTATTTATATCAATTAGTCCTTTACATTTGAGTGAAAGTATGTTATAATAATATAGTATACCCGGGAGGATAGAGGTACACTACTTTTTCTTAATGGTTGATTTCTTTTTAACAGGAGTCTTCTTTTTAGTTGTTGACTTCTTTTTATTCTTAATAGGAGCTCCAACTATTTTAATACCCTTAGCCTTTAATGTATGTTCAGTCCATATCTCAAAGGTCCAACCACGATCTTCTGCATAGTCCCTAGCAGCTTCCCATTTATCAGTATTCTTTATATATGTTGTGACTTCAGTTATATACTTCTTTGTCTGTCTTGATGGTTGTTTAGGTGGTTTAGTTTCTTTGTCTGGNTTGATCTCAACAAGTATGACATGACCTGATTCCATCTTAATAAGCAGATCAACATAATACCTATGCATCTTCTTATCAACCTTCCATCTATATGGTACAACCACCTCTTCCGAATTCCAAGCAATAACTTGTGGATTAGCTTCACACCATTTAAAACAAGACTTCTCCCATAATGATCTGTATGTTATTTTAGACGGATCTCCGACATACTTCTCTGGTTTTTTTATTTTGTATTTGCCTGAATAAGCCATATAAATAAAGGTATAATTAATTAGTTTATTATATTTATAGGGTTTATAAAAATGATACCAACATCTAACTTGTATGTATTTCCTTTAAGCATGAGATCTGCTATAGAAGACAGTCCTAACTTTCCGCATATATCCTTTGAGATATTACAAAGGAAGTTACCAGAAAACGCGACTATTCATTTATATGCTCCTACTGGTATATCAATATCTGATTCAGCAGAATATAATAACGTTGACTTAGGAGTTATTGGTGGTACTGTTAAAAGTGCAGCAGAATCAGGTGCCGGTAGTGTTATGGATGGAATGAGTGGCGCTGACGTTAAAGATGCTGCAATTGCTTTAGGTAAGAAGGCAAAGGGTGATGTCATGGGAATTGGTTCTGCTCTTGAAATAGCTCGTGGTGTTGCATCCAATCCTAGAACAGCAGTACAATTTAATAATGTAGGTATACGAACATTTAACTTTACGTTTAAATTAATTGCTGAGTCACAAAAGGAACAAGAACAAATATTCCTTATTGAAAATATGTTTAGACGAGCATTATATCCAGAAGCAAATGGTGATTTATTCTTACAGTATCCATCAACATTTCAAATTAAATTTAATTCAGGTGGTCAAGAAAATCAATACCTACCTAAAATATTCGAATCATATTTAACAAGTATGACAGCCACATATAATAACGATTCAAATATGTATCATGCTGACGGTTCACCGGGTGATATGGACCTTGCGTTAACATTCCAAGAGACTGCACCATTAACAAGAGATAAGATGTATGGTTCTTCATTCGATACAACGTTTGGTTCAGAAAGTGATCCATTCGGTATTAATAAAGTAAGAACTGAAATAGAAAATAAATTAAATAAATTTAGAAATCGATTTTAAATAGGTAGGAGATTAAATGTCTTTTTTCAAACAATTTCCATTAGTAAACTACGATTATAATCGTACTGGTACTATTCAACAGATAGTTAATATATTTCGTAATGTGAGAGCTCAAAATAGTACTTTTGATAACACTACTCTATATAAAACATACTATATAAAAAATGGTGAAAGGCCTGATATAGTGTCTGAACAATTGTATGGTACATCAGATTATTATTGGACGTTTTTTATTCTTAATGATTTTTTGCATGATGGTCTTCAAGCATGGCCAATGAGTCAAGAGCAACTTACCGAATATATTAATATCAACTATTCAGGCAAAGCTTTATTATTTAAACCAACTGTATTCGAAAACGAAACAAACAATTCAATAGCAGGTAAATTAGAATTAGGTGGTTTAGTATATGGACGTCGATCTGGTGCTGTTGGTCGAATTATTCGAAAGGATATTGATTTAAATTTAATTGTACTTAAGGATATTATTCGTGGATCTAAAAATCGTAATCCATTCAATGGTCAAACTGACGAATCAGTTGAAGGTACGGGGTTTCAAAAGGATGAATTTCTTCAATCGTATTGGTCATCAGGCGTTGGTGAAGAAGGTTTACTTAGTTTAGGCGGAGGTGGTGATAGTACTGAATCTGGATTAAAGAGCTTGTCACCTCATAATATATTAGACTATTCTGAAGCTCCGGCATTTTATTATGTCGACGGCGATCGCGAAGAAAGACCAGTCACTTCACCTATTGGTATACAAACATTATCAGCAGCAGGTGATGTTGATGCTGCATTCTCAGAACTCCAATGGAATGAAGATTTGCAAAATCAAATAACAAGTCCGCCATATAGTGAAGAACTTATTAACGTAAGTAATATTGATACCTTTATAGGAACTAACGCTGATCGAGTAAAACCACTTATATACACTGGTGGGTATAGAACAGAAGCTGATGATTTTTCAGGAGAGATTACTTATAAAACAAATAGAGTATATGTTAGTGAGCAGAACGAAAAAAATTCAACCATTAATGTTATCAATCCAAAATTTATCGAACAATTTGTTGAAGAATTTGAGAGTTTAATTAATGCCTAATTTTCATTCAAAAGTTTCTGGAAGAGAAGCAATAACCCCTACGTCATATGATATATCGAGTGTGCAATTATTCATAGGCGATAAGACCAACTCCATAGAGATTAAAGATATAATCGCATCGATTACTATTAAAGAAAGTATATACTCTTCTTCTATAGAAGTTGATATACGAATCATTGATGGTGTTAATCTATTCGAATTATCTCGTATAGTAGGAGGTGAAGAGGTTCACTTAAAGCTCTTTCGTATAATAGACCCTACAACAAAATTTAAAGATTCAAAAAATAAATTTGATATTAAAGTTAATGTTGCAAGTATTGTTGATCATAATAAAAAGGATATAGGCGTACAATTATATACTTTAAGATGTTATAGTAACCATACCTTTGTAAGTTCTTTAAAGAAAATTAATAGATCATTTCAAGGCGTACCGAATGCTCTTGTAACGGATATATGTAAAAAAGATTTAGCATTTAAAGATTCAACTGTTTTTACAAATAAAAATACAAATGAAATTAAAGGAATATACCCTAACCTTAAACCATTAGACGCAATTAATTGGATTCTTAGAAATTGTTCTGGGGAAGACAATACACCTTTATTCTTTTATGAAACTATACAGAATGGATTACAGTTTAATTCGTATTCAGAGTTACTTGATCAAGAGTCGTATATGACATATAACGATAAAGCGTTTAATGATGCGCCTAGTAATAAAGAGACCTATGACGCCGCTGCTACTAAGATTCGCCGAATGAGTAGTCCATTAGACATGTCTGTATATGATATGATTAACTCAGGAGTATTCTCTTCTAATACTCAAACAGTTGATATTGCGACTAAGTCATATGAAAATACATCATTTAAGTTTAAAGATAAATCAAATCTCAATGGGTTTAAACCATTCGCTGATATTATGGAGTTTGATAACACTACTTTAATAGACTCAACTAAATCAAAAGAGTTTTTTATTAACGTAAACAGTAAAGCGTTTGGTGATGTTAATAATTATCATAATCCTTTAAAGGGTTTATTAGGCGATAAACAAAGTTGCGTTAATGCATTAAACTTTATGACTTTAAATTTATTACTTAATGGAGATTTTAATCTTGTATCTGGTAGTCTAGTTAACTTAAAAATAATTAGGACTGGAGATAGTAACGAAATAAGAAATAGTGAAAAGGCTTTCTCAGGAAAATACTTAGTCACTGGTGTGATACATTCGTTTGGAGAAGACGAGTACGTATCTAATGTTATTTTACAAAAAGACAGTATGCTATATAATGTAAGTGAGAATCCTAATATTAATAGCGTAAATGATAATAAAATATTGACGAATGGATAATTTATGAATAGAAATAGTGATAGCTTTATTGGTGGTAGCTTTACTTGGTTCACGGGAGTGGTCGAAGATCGATTTGATCCAGAAGAATTAAACCGAGTACGTGTACGATGCTTTGGATTTCATTCAGAGAATCAAAGTGATATTGATACTGAAGATCTACCATGGGCTACAGTTATGATGCCTACTACAGCTTCTGGTACTTCAGGCATTGGTGATACACCTCATGGATTAATGGAAGGTTCATGGGTTGTTGGATTCTTTAGAGACGGACCATCTGCTCAAGACCCTATTATTATGGGTTCGGTTGCATCTAAGAATAGTCCACGTTCAAAGGATCTTGGATTCACTGGTGCCAATTATCCTACTGGTGATTATGCTGAAGAGTCAGACGTTAATTATGCAGCAAGGCAAACTAAATATACAACAAGTAATGCATTACAACAAAGAGAATTAGGATCAGCAGCAGTTACTTCAATACAAACTGCGTCACCACCTAAGGTCTCAACTGTTGCGACAGATAAAGCTGAATCATATTATACCGAATCACCATTTGAAGTAATGCCTCCATTAGGTGATGATAGAGTTGGTGGAGCACATGTACCTGATTATCCATATAATAAAGTAAATGAATCAGAGTGTGGCCACGTAGCTGAAGTTGATTGTACTCCTGGATTTGAACGAACGAATCGCATGCATACGTCAGGCACATATGAAGAGATATACACGGATGGTACAAGGTCAATAAAAATAACAGGTGAAGACTACGAAGTAGTTGTATCAAATAAAAATGTTCATATTCGTGGTAATTGTAATATGACTATTGATGGAAATTTAAGACAATTAGTCTATGGTAACTATCACCTTGAAGTAGAAAAAGATATGACAATGGATATTAAAGGTTCATTGCAACAAAAGATTGGTGCTAATCATGAGACTGAAGTAGTACGTGGTCGTAGTACAAATATTGGTACTGATGATAGTTTAACAGTGATGAATAATTCCACATCAAATATTATTGCAGACAAACTTGTTAATGTGAGTGGCAACTCAACACAGACAGTAACAGGTTCGTGCGGGATAACATGCGCATCAAATTTAAACTTATTTAATTTTGGTACGTTTGGTCATACATCATTAGGTAATGCTACATTAACCGTTGATGGTACACAAACAGTAAGTGCTATAACGATGGATATCGATGCAACAAGCGCATTAACGATGGACGCACCTAATGGAAGTATTGATCTACCAGCTGGTAATATTACATCTAATACAGTAACGTTGCATACTCATAAGCATACAGAAGTACCGGGTACTGGTGGAGCTTCAAGTCCAAGTCCAGCAACACAAGCAACAACTGCACCAATTAGTGATACATAGGAGATAGATTATGAGCTCATGCGGTAATAACGAAAGTTTAGATAAACTAAAAGAATTACAAGGTGGCCTTGATGCTAAGCTTGCTGGTGGAATAGGCCAACTTGATTCTCTTAAGGCTGATATGAATTCAATGAAAGATCAAGCTAAATCATTTTTACCTGAGATACCGGATGTGACAAGTTTTCAAGGTGAGTTGGCTAAGCTTGCTGCGATTGCAAGCGATCCTATTGCGTTTTTAAAAGCAAAATTAGATTTAGAATCTAAATTTAAAGATAGTGTACCTGACTTAAATAGTGTANTANGTAAATTAGGTGTAGGTGAATTTCCACCAAANACTCCAAGCATAGCTGATATATGTGCTGCAGCTCCTAACGTAGAAATTGATTCATCNGGAGTGGCTAAAGAACAGCCTGAACCACCTAAGGTTGCTGATGTTGTACCACCCCCGCCTGTTCCTAAAGAAGTATATGTTCCTGACGTTGAAGAGATTAATAAAGATCTGATAAAATTTGCTGGTAGAATGACTTTTAATAGAATAAAATTTTCTACCGATAGATTGTTTACCTTTGGACAAAAGAAAAGAAAGCAAGAATATTATGATCTTTCGGTGCCTGAAGTATGGATACATATATTTGAAACTGCTGGACGAGACCTTGATGAAATAAAAAAGTTTAGCTATACTGTTGCAGACTTAAGATCACGACAAGTTGCTTTAAAACAAAAACGTCCTACAAATGCAGAAACTGACCGTTACGATTTCCAAGCACAAGGTAAATTAGTAGAAGAAAACTATAATAAATATAAAGCTGAATATTCCTCGTATGCAAATGCTGGACCATTCTCACAAGCTTGTGCAGACTGGGCTGCTAAGTACAAGAAAAAACAAGAAGAAAGTACTTAATAGACACATCTAAAGGATATAAATAACTACATGGCAATATATAACACAAATAATCCACCACAGAATACTGGAACCTCAAGGACTTACAGTGACGAAAGATCTGCGTCTACTGGCAGAGTTGAATCAGGTTTAAATAGATACAGTGATCTAAATTTGCAAATGATTATTCATCCACAGAAAAAGGATATAATTCCAGTAAAAGGTGAATTAGCTGTAAAGAATGCAGTACGTAATTTATTACTTACTAATTTCTATGATCGGCCATTTAATTCTGGATTAGGATCTAATCTAAGAGGATTACTTTTTGAGCCGGCTGATACAATTACAGAAATGGCTATTAAGAATGGTATACAAAAAGTTTTAGAATTAAATGAACCTCGTATAGAAAATATTAATATTATCGTAAAAAATATTGAAGATAATTATGAGTACAGAGTAGTAGTTGTTTTTAGTATTAAAGCGACAGATACAATAGAAGAAGTAGAAGTTAATTTAAGAAGATTAAGGTAACCAATCATGGCGTCAAATTTAAATGTCACAGAGCTTGATTTCGATCAAATAAAAGAAAACCTAAAAAGCTTTATGAAATCACAATCACAGTTTGCTGATTATGATTTTGAAGGTTCAGGTTTAAACGTACTTATGGATGTGCTTGCATATAATACTCATTATAATGCTATGATTGCACACTTTGCTTTAAATGAATCCTTTTTAGATTCAGCTCAAATCCGTGGTAATGTTGTATCAAGAGCTGGTCTATTAGGTTATATACCAAGATCGATCTTATCACCACGAGCGAAAGTAAAAGTAGTAATAGATGCTTCAACAATCCAGGGAACTAATATACCAACCACTCTTGTTATAGAAAGAGGAACTAAGTTCGCAGCAACTGTTGATGGTGTATCATATACGTTTTCTTCTCTTGAATCACATACGGCGTTACTTGTAAATTCCGGTGGTATTAAAACATATACATTTCCAGAAGTTACTATAGGGCAAGGAACATTTAGGTTCTTATCATATAGAGTAGATAACGATATTGAGAATCAAAAGTTTCAAATATCAGATACTGACGCTGATACATCGTCTTTAAGAGTACGAGTTCAGCAAAACCAAACGTCATCTTCTTTTGATTCATACCAACAGTTTACTACATTACAAGAAGTTGCTTCAACGAGTCAGGTATACCACTTACAAGAAAATTCAAGTGGCTATTATCAAATATTCTTTGGTGATGGAATCATTGGTAAAAAACCAATTAATGATAACATTGTAACCTTAGATTATTTAATCACTGATGGTGAAGATGCTAATGGAGCTTTGTCTTTTGCTCTTACAACTGATTTTCCATCATTGCCAACGGCCGGTGCTACAATCACAACACTATCTGCAGCTTCTGGTGGTACTAATCCAGAATCAACTGAGTCAATCAGATTTAATGCTCCTATTACATATCAATCGCAGGACAGGGCTGTAACTGCTCAAGATTATGGTGCGATTGTTCGAAGAGGCTTTGCAAATATTGAATCAATTTCTACGTGGGGTGGAGAAGATCAGTTAATTCCAGAATACGGTAAAGCATTCGTAAGTGTTAAACCACTCATTGGTGATAAGCTTACTGATTCTGAAAAAGAAGAAATAAAATCTATTATTGCAAATAAAAACGTTGTATCAATTTCTACTGAAATAGTAGATCCTGAATTTACGAGTATTGAGCTTGATGTTATCTTTAAATACAACCCAGCCCTTACAAGTAGATCACAATCAGCTTTAGAGTCATTAGTAAAAGATACTATTTTAAATTATAATTTTAATCAATTAAATAAGTTTGATGGTGTATTTAGGCATTCTGAGTTATTAGGACTTATTGATAGTTCAGATCCAGCTATTACGAGTAGTACTATTAGGCCGTTCATGTTTAAGACAATAACGCCTTCTGTTATATCGAATAGTTTTACTTTGACTTTTACTGGATCGTTTTTTAGTAAGAAGTCTACAGAGTATCATATATCAAGCACGCCATTTAAAATTGGTGGTGTTGATCATTTCTTTGGAGATCTACCTATTATAGGTTCTTCAAATAGAACGGTTATGATTTATAAGACTACTGCAGCAGGAGATCAGATCGTAGTGAATGAGGCAGGATTGATTAACATGGAAACTGCTACGATTACTTTAAATAATTTTGTCACTGATAATACAGACGATATTCGAATTACAATTGCTCCGAATTCGTTAGATGTTGCACCAAAAAGAAATCAAATTATTCAGATTGAATCATCAAGAATTCTTGTAAGTGGATCAGTAGATAAGATTGCATACTCTGGTCCTTCTGGTACAATTGACTATTCAACTACTTCTAGGATGAGATAGGTTATGGCACAACAAAGTTTAAAAAATCTTAACTCGTTTTCTCGTGGTTATATAGAAAACTTTAGATCTAAGAGACAGGCTGATAATACATTCAGAGGCGTTGTTAAAACAGCAGTTGATGATAGTACACTAATCACTTTTAAGAATGTGATTCGAAGAATGGCTCCACAGTTACGAGCTGGTCAAACATTAACTCCTGAAGTAGGTTATCAACTATCGTGTGAATTAGATAATGTAATCGTTGGCGTACCTAAGATAATTGATATTCAAATTATTAATGGTATAACTCATATAACACTTGATATTAAACAAACAATACCTGCAAATACAGTTTTAGTTTTAAGTGATCATAATTCTGGTCTAAGCAAATATGAATTAAGTGGTAATACTCTTAATAGATCAAAAGAAAATGTACGTACTAATGAACTTATTCCAAGTGAGCTTTTAGAGTATACTAAAAATCCTAATAGTGGTGGTGTAAAAACATTCCTTGATTCATATTATAGTTTTATGAATTCAGAACAATTTATATATCGCAAAGTTGATACATTCGAAGACATTGTAATTAACGGTATAGCTACGTTTAGAATTCCTAATCCAAAAGGAATTGACAATAGATTTTTTAGTGAAATAGCCGCAAGGAGTTCAAAGTATTATAACGAGAATGGCACACCCTTAATAGTCGGTGATGCTAGTATCAATGAAGCTGATATGGATATTAATGTAGATAATATTCAAATATCCAATGTAGATAACTTACCAAGTAATACAGCGTTTGATTCGAATACAGGTCGAACTCTTTCAATATATCGTTTGCCAGCAAAACTCAACGGTAAAAAAATAAAAATTGAAACTCAAGTTCAATATTATGTAGGTCCTAATCCTTCTTATAGATTAAACACTATAGAAGATGCATTAAATATTAATGAGAACGAAGAAATTTTCCTTGATATGATGCAGAAGGAAATAGCTCCAGCGATTAACAAAGATATTAAAGTTAATAAAAGAGCGCTATATCAAAGGTTAATAGATTTCTATAAGTTAAAAGGATCTACTGATTCGATTAATACTTTCTTTAAACTATTCTTTCAAGATGAAGAAATTAATTTATCATACCCTTGGGATAATACATTAAAAACGTCGATGGGTAATTACGATACTCAATCAACAAGAGCTCCAACATATGAAAGACAAGCTGGATTATTTACAGCGAGTGATGGTGCTGATAATGATTTATTTGGTTCATCAGTTTCAATTGAATCAGCTCAAAATTTAATGGCGGTTGGTGCGCCTGGTCATGATGGTGCTAAGGGTGCAGTCTATGTATATAATACATCTAATGATGGAAAAACATATATTGCTGACGCCGCAGGTAATAATCCTGATGGAAAAATAGTAAGTCCAAATGCTCAAGCCAGTGATGATTTTGGTTCAGTTGTATCACTATCAGATAATTTAATTGCGATATCTAATCCGGACGATCAAGCTTGGTCTGGTGGTACTGCAGCTAATAGTGGTTCTGTTGAGATCTGGGAAAGAGTTTTAACTACTGCAGGTAACCCTAATGTTTTTACTTGGGTTTATAAAGCTGTATTAGTTGGAGTAACAGCTGGGTCAAACTTTGGTACTGACATAAGTTTATATAAAGGTACATTGTGTATATCAGCTCCTGGTCACGTGAATGCTGATCGATCAAATGGTGCTGTGTATGTTTATAAATCTAGTGAATCTGTAAATTGGACTTTGTCTCAAGTAATTCCTACACCTCTTAGTCTAAATGGAGAAGCTGAAGGTTGGCCTTTAAAGGTTGTTGTAAATGACGATTACATAGTTACTGGTTGGTCAGCATATAATCAGAATGCTGGTTCAATGAGTGTATTTGGACGATCTCGTTCGACAGGATTATTTGTAGAAGAAACAACTGAAGCTAATACTCAACAAGGCCAAAAACTTGGTGCTTCAATTGATATCGATTCTGATGGTACGTTACTTCCTACAATAGTAGCAGGTTCAACTGGTACACGTGAAGTACAAATCTTTCAAAGAAGCGCTTCAGAAACTGTAGGTATAAGTTGGAATTTAGTTACAGTCTTAGCTGGTTCTCAAAATGAAGCAAGCGATGATTTTGGTTCTCATGTAAAAATTTATAATGATAACGTTTTTGTTGGTGCACCATCTTCTGGGGGAGTTAATGAGTTAAACCCTATTGCGAATACTGGTTTAATATATCACTTTGAGTATGGTAATAATACTTGGTTTGAAGCAGCAACATATAACGATGCCGATAGTAATATTACAGCTCAAAACAAATTTGGTACAGCATTTGATATATCAAGAAAGACAAATTCTCAGTACTTATTAGCAGGTTCTCCGGGACCAGCTACTGGTGGTACATTCCATGGACATATTACAAGTTTTACTCGAGAACTATTAGTTGGTAAATATTTAAATAATGAAGGGTTCTTATCAGATAGTCAAAAAATACAAGATTCTAATTTTTACCAAAAGTTTTCATATGTAATTAAAGCTGGTCAAAACTTATCAAAGTGGGAAGATACATATAATAAATTAGTTCACCCTGCAGGATTTAAATACTTTGGTGAAATACTACTTGTATTAAAAGGTACTCGAGACTTATTAGGAGATAGTACAAAAAGAACTACTGTTCAAGAATCTGTACTAGATGAACAAACAGGGTTGTCTTCTATTAAAAACATTACTATAGCTACTTATGGTAGATCTAAAGATTTTCGAAAAACCATGTCTTCAATGCCAGGGATACAAAGTATCAGAGGTGGTTATATTGGTAATGAAGATCTTGGATTACTTGTTGAATTATATGCTGCATTCTTTTCTCCATTCGGCGATGTCAAGGCAAATAAAAATGCTAAGTTAAGTATATCTTCTACAATTGATGGTTCTATATCAGGTGTACGAATTATAGACCCTGGTGCTGGTTACTTAGTCGCTCCGACAATTACTGGAGTTACTATTGGTAGTGGTCATACGATTGAAACTACGATTGATCAATTTGGTAGTGTCAATAATGTTATATTAAAAGGAACTCTTTCTGCCGTTGAATCTACTGCAGCTTCACCAACAACTTTTACTTTTGATAGTGCTACTGCTGATAGCGATCGCGATGTCGCAGTATATGATAATCTTGTCGTAACGGGTGGTAGTGGATCTGGTGGTAAAGTTAAGATCACTGTTGATTCTAACAAAAAGGTTTCTAAAATACAAGGTGTAACTGGTCACTTAGGAACAGGTTATCAAGTAGGTGATACACTTACTGTTGCAGCAGGATCGTTAGAGAGTAGTGGAACGGATTCTGATGCGTTTTCTTTCTCTATTGCAAAAATTATAAATGGTACAGGGTATACAAATAACTCTGGAATCACTACACAACCTTTGAGTGCTGTTACTGGTAGCGGTGTTGCAACGGCTATAGGTAAAGTAACAAGTACAACGGCTCTCACATTGGGAACTAATGCATTAACAGTTGGTGCATATTATAAGATTAAAGATAAGGGTAATGCAACTGATGTAATGATTAATTCGATTACTGATAATGATTTTGATAAATCTGGTGCAACTGCAACTAGTACCTATTGGAAAAATGGTGATGTATTCAGAGCAAGTCATGCTGGTAATGCAAGTCCTGTAAATCTAACGACTACAGCAAAAATAGTTGAGTTCGCAACTGGTATACAGTTTAGTTCTTTTGCTAATAAGAAATATAAAAATAGACCAATTATTACAATTGGCGAACCACAGCGTTTAGCCATTGATGGTACACCGTTTTCAACAAACGTGCAAGCCACAGCTGCTATGATATTAGATACTGAAATAGCAATTGATAATACAGATAGGTTATCTGTAGGTGATAGGTATACCATAGTAGATATGGGCGATGCTGATGCTGAAGATTTTAATCTATTATCAACTTTTAATAAAGGTCAATGGATTGTTGGTGACACGTTTGTTGCTGCAAACTTAGGTGGAAATGTACTTGCTGCTTCAACAACAGCATTTGTAGTTCCATATAATTCAGCTGGTAAAATAAGCGAATTCAGAATTTTAAATCCTGGCTTAGGATACGTAGCAAATCCAGACCTTAATGTTAAAGTTGGGTCAGAAAGATTTAAAGTTCCAGACGTTATACCAATTAAGATTGTAACAAATGGAAACGAAATACAATCAATTGAATCATTTGGATCTGTTCGAACATCAAAGGTTAAAACGTCTATAAATAGAACTAATGATTACTTTAGTCGAAAAGACTATAGTCGTAAAGCAATATTAGGTACAAAGAGATTCCATGGTGAATACACTATAGAGCAATTTAGTTCTCTTTCTATAGAAAATGTAAATGAAAGTGATATAAATAAGAATAACGTTAACACACAATTTTTAATAACAGAAGATAGAAATACGTAGGATAATAATTATGGCCGCCATAGTAACAAATAATTTTAGATCTTTAAACGCTAAAAACTTCATGGAAGATGTAAGGGCAGAGTTAAGCAATGTCTATATTGGAGTAGGTAAGTCGACTGCTTGGCAGGATGAGACTCCTGTTACAACAGATTATTCTGACGCAACTCCAACTAAACCAGCAGATACTATTGATCACATTAATCAAGCAAGAGCCAATATGATTGGTATGAAATTGCTTGATGACTCTGATGTATCTCATGTTGCTCCAAGATACGATTGGGAAGCAGGCAAGGTTTTTGTTCCATGGGATTCTCGCAATCCTGATATTTACGAAGAGCAATTCTATTGTTTAACTGCTGATTTTAAAGTATATAAATGTATTGATGCTCCAACTAATGGTGCAGGTGTTTCCGATGTACCAGTAAGTACAAGTGCTTCAGTTTTTGGTACAGCCGATGGATATCGTTGGAAATATATGTATACAATTATTGCAGCTGATTCAGAAAAGTTTTTAACTCGTTCTTATATGCCAGTTAAAACTCTTACGACTTCTACTACTGGTAAAGTGGCTGCTACTATATCATCGGGCGCAACTACATTTACATTAGCTGATGAGAATCCTGATATACTTGTTGGACAAATTATTACAGCCGTAGCTAACAGCACTACAGAACCAAACATTACAGCTAATACGATAGTGACAGCAGTAAGTGGTAAGACAATAACAGCTTCGGCATCGATTACTGCTCTTACTACCAACAACATTGTTACCTTTGGAGATTTTCTAGCAACCAATCCTTTAAGAGCTCAGCAGTTATCTCAGTTAAATAGTGCTGCAGCCAGTGAGGTTGGTGGTATTGAAAGAATCGTAATTACTGATGGCGGTACTAGTTTTGGTGCTGATCTTGGCTTAATTGCAGCTAAGATAAAAATTGTTGGTGATGGTACCAATGGTGCTATTACTAATGCTACTGAAGATGGTCAAGCATCTATACAAGTAACAAACGGCACAATTACTCGAATTATTCCAACCACTTCTGGTCAAGACTATTCATTAGCAGAAATTGTTCTTCGAACTGATTTAGCTCCTACTGGCGCAACAGGCCTTAAAGCATATCCAGTCATTGCTCCAGCAGGTGGACATGGTGTTGATCCAGTCGTAGAGCTAGGTGGGTTTTACATTGGATTAAATACTCAAATCAGTGGTATTGATGATATTGATATTGCAAACAACCAAGATTTTCGTCAGATTTCTATTGTTAAAAACCCTACAGTGNNAGGTGTTATCGAAACAACAGCTGTTGCTAAAGCTCGAGGAAGTAGTAGAGGAACACTTAGAGGCACTAAGTTCTTAACTGTAAATTCGAACTCAACAACAGGTTTAAATGAAATAATTAATCTACTTACTTCTGGTGCTGATGTATTCATTGAATCACAAAACCAAAATGCTACATCTAAAAAGATTCCTGGAGCATATGTTGTAAATGCTATTAATTCTGGCA